CTTACCATTTATTACATCCCCCCCATAATTGGTATTCCCGTTGGGGAAACCATAGCTGTTTCCGGAGGCATTCCCATTGCCGGTTGTGATACTCCCGGTCCTGCCGATGGAGCAATCTGTATTGGCGGGACTTGCATCCTTGCTAATACTTTCTCCCTATCCGGCCAATTAGCAGCCTCCAGTAATGCCTGTGCATCTATTGCTTTTGCATTGTATAAAAGTAATGCTTGCTGGAATCTGGTATAGCGATTCACCGGCATACTCGACCCAGCTTCTACTTGAATTTTAAAATCAAAATTTATATCCTTCCCTGTAAACTCAACTATCTGTGGCCTGCCATCTTCACCAATAATTCGTAAATAATGTAATTCATCATAATTATCTTTTACCCGTTGCAGTATCTTGAACCCCGCCCTGCATAAAGCAGCTTCCATAATCCGCACTTTTAATCGAATACGTGTCTGTGCAGCTTCCTGTAATTCTGCAATTGCCACCCCGGCAGTAATCCCTGTCGGTCTGCGTCCTTGCGTAACGTCATGCACACCAGTAATGGAATCCAATTCAAATTTTGACCGCTCTAATAGATTGAATACAAAAGAAGGTAATTCTTTTGCATCCATCCATATTGGACGAGACTCCATAGTATTAGGCTCAAGTATCATCCCGGGTTCATTAGTTAAATTATCAGCATCAACTCCTGAATCCCGTGGAACTATTAATGGCGGATTAGCAATTAAATCTGCATTCTTCATAATTTGTGCTTTACGTTTATTAATTTCCTGTTGAAGCAAAACAATCTGCTCAATTTCACCTTGTCCCCAGAACCTATTCGGCACTTGGTAATCTTCAAATTTTATAAATGGAAAATCCTCATAAGGATTAGGAATATCCCGCAATACAATATTGTTGGCAACTGTAATTACTCGCCCTTGTGGATATTTGGGCTGCTTTTTTGTTACCGGCCCTTCCGGAGTTTCCTCTACATATTCTTCCAGCTCATCAGGTTCACGCAACCAGCATTCCAGCACCAATGCTTTCTTCCCAATATCCGCCTTCCAGTCGCCAGTAGTCTCCAATCGTTCCTCATCACGTAAAGAAGAATAATTTGTATCCGGCTGCACTTCATATCCATGTTCGGGATATGCCCGCCGAATATATGCTATATCCCGTATAACCGCATGAATCACATAACGTGCCTCGTCAAAATCTATCGCTTCCGGGTCCACAAATATTTCATGCGGGTCGAGCACACTTATGCCAATTTCATTTTTATAACTATCCCAATAAACTTTTAAAAAACTCGTCCCCCAGATTAGCGCAGAGCGAATAATTTGTGGCAGTTTAATATCCATGTGCAAAACATTTGACCATAGCCATTCTAATACTGCATCTGCTAACCGGGCTGCCTGTTCATCCGTGCGTTCCTGTGGCACTACATATAGCCGAGGCCGGTTATCTGTCATAATAGGCACAATAGTCTCAATTGTAGAAAAACAATAGTTTAGTGCAATATCTTTTTTGGTGCTGGGAATTAAATCTTTATGCTGTTTCCCAATATAAAAATTAAACCATCTTCCCCAGTTTTTATCTATTTCCTTGCGATGCCGTTTGGCAACTTCATACAAATTTTGTATATTTTTGGCTAAATCTGTCATAATTGCCTCAAGTTATGTTTTTTTAATAATTCCCGCTTATGCTGTCGGGATTTTACATAATACCCAAGCCCGTCGTCCCATTCCGGTTCTAAATCCGGAATAATATGCGGCGGGGTAATAATAATTTCAGTCCTTCCACCACATTCGCAATAGATATTGTGGCGGTCTGCAACTTTTGCCCACGCTTCAAATCTTCGACCGCAATTTTTACATTTTACGGTGTATATCATGTTTAACCCATTCTTTTCTTCAACCAAATCAATAACGCAACATAAAAACTTAAAAGAATAAAACTATAAATCATTAATCTAACCAATCCCCATAATATTCGTCAATATTCCGACTTGTTCGGGTCAATTCTTTATAGCGCTGCTTCATCTCCGCTGCTAATGGCGTATAGCCCGGTTTCTTTTCTTCCTCTTTGGGCGGTATCTTGGGCGCAATTTTAAATTCGCCATAGCCTTCAGAAGTCAACGCTCCCCGTGCTGCATCCATGCAATGATTAAATGCATCTATTGGCTTTTCAGTGGGATTCCTGCCTTCTTTGGCCTCGGCATAAGAATACATCCTGAATTCTTCAATTGTATGTGTGCAATTTTCACAGACCTGTAATATCGGCTTCCCGTCAGGTAGCGTTTGTGTTAACAGGTATTCCACCATTTGGATACCGGCCATTACACTTGATTCTTTAAACGACAATGTCGGCACATGATAGCGTTGCAATTCTGCCCGCTCTTGTGCTCCAGTAGGATCCGCCCAGAATCGCTCTGGTTTCCGGCAGCGCCTGTGTATCATCACTGAATGATTCTGCAAAGTCTGTCCGGAATAGTAATGCTCATCAAAAATATAATAATGGCCATCCTGTTTCGCTATCCATAAGCAGACGAACGGATCGTTAAATCCAAAATCTATTCCGGCAAATACGGTTGCGTGTTGCTTCGGAACAAGCGGCGGGATCACATGCTTTTTAATATCAAAATTTTTAAAGACCAATCCGCTGAATGTTACAAATTCAGCGTCCAATTCCTGTGCTGCAAATTCGCCCTTATAGCGAGACCGAAGTTTAGCTATTTCGTCCTTCGATATAGTCGGATTATCTTCAGTTTTTGCTTGCACTACCATATAGTCAGGATCAGTTTTAGATCGCAGATAGAATTCTTCATAAAGCCAGTTCCGACCTCGGGGCGTTGTAGTAACCAGAATAATCCCATCGGTATCAAGAACACGGCCAAGAATAATATTCCATGCATGTTGACTTATCAAAGACGCTTCATCTATCCAGACGATTGCGAGTCCCGGCCCTCTAAGTCTATCCGGATATTCCGCTGTTTTTGTTTCGAGGCGGAAACCGTTTTGGAGCTCAATTGCTCTTTCTTGCCGGACCCTCCGCTTGATCGCTGCTCGGTCAAGGACAAGTTCGAGCTCTCTTTCGGGGACGAGGGACATGGGGTAAGTCGGTGCGACGATCCAACCGAGATTGGACTTGGGATTTCTCCGGCGATATGCCTCAGCCGCCGTGATCCTTGCCCCCAAAAACGTCTTGCCTGCCCTGATTGCCCCAATGAATCCAAGTTTTTTACAGCCACTTTCGTATAACCTCCATAATTCCGACTGCTTCGATGATAATTTCCATTTTTTCGCCATTATTCACTCGGTTTCTCCAACTCTGTCTTCTTTTGTTCGCCATCATCTAATTCGACAATTAATTTCACATCACCTTCAACTGCCACATGTTCAGATTCGCCTAATAATTTCTCAAGTTTATAAAATAATTTCGTAAAATCAGACGATCCCCGCAATAATCCCTGTCTCATATTTTTTGCAGCAAGTGCATAGAGCTCTTTCCGCCAAGCAGCGTCAAATTCTACTAATTCTTTCTTGAAAACTGGTGAATGGCGCCAATCGTTATAATATTTGTCAGGAGCTACTCCAATAGCTGCGCAGGCTTTGGGAATACTTCCCAGAGCTTCCCCATACCATGCTCGCAGGAAAAGACGCATCTTAATTTTTTCTTCTAATAATTTATCATTCTCACTTTTTTTCATACTTGTGGCACCACTTCAATCGTTACCTGCAACAATTGACAGGTAAGTTTTGCCAGTTGTAACATTGCCTCCGTATCAGTTTCAGGCACGTCCAGTTTTATCCTGCAACCACCATCTCCGCTAAAGGAAATGGCAGATTGAATAGGGGGTAAAGAAGCATTAAATTTAATCTTCACGGCCTATCTTCATCTCCAGAAGAATGCCAATAGTCAAATTCACCGATTGAATAATAAAAAGCATTAGCATCTTTAAAACCCATGTTTTTTAATCTTTCAAGAATTTTCTCCCACAGGTCAAAACCATTCGCATGATAAGTCTTCAGCAATTTTCCCCATTCTTCGTCCCGAATTCCCTCCATTAACTGGTCAAACTCTTTTTTAGTCATTTCTTCAGGACTTTCTAATAATCTCCAATTAGCACTGTCATAAGACTCACAAGAAATACAAAATAATCTACTCCTCATAAATACCTCTTTTTCTCTCCAGCAAATATTCCTCTTTATCTGTCCTGATAATAGGTTTCTTTTTCTTAATAATTTGCGGTAATGGCGACTTTTTTTCCTGTAAGCGATACGCTATCCAGACTCCCAATAGCACTGCCGCTAAATGAGTAAGAGAAATAATAAATAATCCTAAAATAAACCAGAAATTAACCATCCAAAATATTCCCGAATAGCAAATTCATTAAGTTCCCGAATTAATTGACTGCACTTTTGGGCCAGACTTCTCGGTCCATTTGCTTCGTAATAAATCTGCTGCTTATGCAAATGATTCATAGCCTCCAGAATTGGGTCGTCGCTACACCGCACTTCCCGAGGAAATAATTTTCTCATAGCGTATGTCGTTATAGTTTCCATATCCATTACCCCTAAAACAAAAAAGGCCAACCCCAGCCAGGCTGTAATAAACAGCCTAAACTGAAGTTGGCCTTCACCACCGTTGTGCCAACGGGCCCCACTGGGCCCTACTGCATCAATATTATAGCTACTTTAGGTAGCCAGGTTATCTCAAGCCACTTTCGGCTTAGGATAAATTTGCTTTAAAGTCTTTATCTTACCTTTTTCAAATCTTATAACTAACTCACCTGTAAATCCATTCGCCATTAAATCGGCAATAATGATTGATAATTCCGTATCCATCCTTAATAGTTTACCCATCGGTAATATAATTGCCATTTATGAATTAACTTTAATACTTCCTGCGGAACTTTTAAAAGAGATAAAGGACAACCAATAGTATGATTGCCAGCCGTATCCATTGGACAATAACTACACATATCCGGTAAATAATATTGTTTCCCATCTGTAGTTGAAATAAACATTTTCTATCCTTCTATTATCCTATTTTAACCGGAAAAAATGCACTTGTCAACTATAAAAATGCTAATCGGACAGCTAAGCTGTCCTAACTTGTTTATTTA